GACGTGTCGGCCGTGGCCGATACGTTGATCCCGACTTTCTGATTCATAGGTCTTCCCAGTCTGCTTCGTTACCGATCATCGCGGCGGCTTCGGCTTCAGCCTCCAGCGCATCCAATTCGGCAGTCATGTCGAAGTCTTCATCCTCGAATTCTTCGGCTGATTTCGGGTTTTCGAAGAACTGATGGGCGAACAAGTCGGTCATCATGTCTTCCACCGTGGCGTCAAGAAATCGGTCATCGTGAATGGTCAGGTTATACCGACGGCGATACCGGAACTCGATCGTCTGCGACCGCTCCCGCCCCCGGCGTTTCGTCAATTTTAATAGGTCCAGGTCGAAAAGACCGCTCCTTGTTGAGCAGCGCGCGGTGCGCGTTGATCAGTTTGGCGTAGGTGGCCGGGTCGTGAGGCTCCAGGTCGTCCACATCCCAGCCTTCGGGCGCGCGCACAGTCAGCACCTTCAAGTCCGCCATGGCTCCGCACACCGTCTCCAGCCAGGGTGTGGGTGACACGCCATCGATCATGCGGGCGTATTCGACCTGAGAGGCGATTTCATCGCGCATGGTGCGCTTGCCGAAAACGAATTCTCCAAGGTCAGCAACGGCGACTCGGAAATCGGATGGTTTTGCAGAGCGTGTCATGGGGCCTTCATGGGTTTGTTGAATGTTGGGTTATTGTCGGGTCACGACGAAAAAGAGCCGCCAATCCCGAAGGATGGCGGCTCTCTTGAGACCGACAGGATCAGGCGGCGCGGCCTACCACGTCCAGCGCGTTGAACATGCCGGACTGCATGATGATGGCGTGTTTCGACACCTCCATGCTGCCGGATGCATACGAGCAACCGGTGTACTTGCGCAGCAAGGTGCCGTCGTCCTTGGAGTAGACCTCGAAGTCGAACACCAAGCCCAACAACGCGCCCTCACCATTTTCAACGGCCGCACCAGCTTCCATCAGCGCACCCTTCTTGAGCAGCATGGAGCTGACGTTCAGCGAGTGGCGCGCCATGGTGGGCACGTATTCCTGCACATGGATGTCACCAATGCCGGATGCGGGCTCCGGGCTGTAGTCGTCGCTCATGCTGACGTTCTGGATCAGGCCGACCTGATCACCGCCGAACAGCACGACGATTCGGTTACCGGACCGGACTTTGACGTTTTCTTTGTTTTGCATGATGCGATTCCTTAAACGGTGGTGGCCGTGCCGCTAAATGGCACAGCGAAGATCGTGGCCAGCACGTAGTTGACGGGGATAACTGGCGAGCATTCAAACTCGACGCGAAGCACATCACCTTCCAGCGAAGCCTTGATGTTGCGGTAGGCCGGACTGGCGGCATTGCCGACAATCACGCCGGGGCCTTGTGGCTCTTCGCGGGCCAGTTCGCGCAAGGTGGACTCAGTGATACTGACGGCACGACTCAGCACCAACGGGTTGCCTTTGGCGCCGCGCAGGACATCGAGGGCCTGACGGATGTTGCGGGCAACGAAGTCAACCGCGACACCGCAGGATTGCTCCACTCGGTTGTAGTTGTCGTTGATCAACCAGGTGCTGATCGACTGCACAACCTTGTAGCCCTGCTCGGTGCTCTCGATGCAGAGCACGCCGCCATTGATCAACGGGTCAGTGTCGATCGGGTTACGCAGTTCACGCTCAAGGCCGCGGCACTTGAAGTTCTTGTTCGTCAGTGGAGTACCGGGGTTCACGCCAGCAAACCCACCGGCGATACGTGCGGCAGAGATGTAAGGCGGCAACAGAGCCAGCTTGCCAGCCAGGTCGTAGTCGTAGTGACCAATGTGCACCAGCGAAGTACGGTCGCTGTTCAGCGCCTTGGCCTTGGTGATGGCGATCGCGTCAGTGGTCCCGGATGCGGTACCAACGATTGCGCGGCGCTCTTTCCGGCCCACCGTGGACATAAACGCGACGTGCGTATCAGCCATGGCGTGGATCGAATCATCACCGGAGACCGGTGTAATCCACTGCGCATCGATGCCTTGCAGCGCTTCGAATGCGTCGGCCCAGTCAGTATTGGTGGTGGTGCCATCGGAACCGCCGGACAGGAAGGCGAAGGCAGACACCGCAGGCAGCGTGCCGACAGAGGCCACGCGCACGGCGTCGACAAAGCCCTGCTTGCCGTTGTTGAGCCAGTCCACGGCGGCCTGCAGGTCAGCGCGAGCGACGTAGGGCGCTGTCTTGACGTTCTGAGCCGACACGTAGTCCAAACCGTTCAGGGCTGGCTTGGTGTAGTTGCCATCGCTGACGGATGCCGTGAAGCCCGCCACGAGTGCAATGCGGTCAACCAGATCCTGAATCGTGGCGAAGGTCGTCAGGTCGATGGTGGCGACAACGGTCGCGGCTGGCGCGTACAGCACCACAGTCGTGCCGGTAACGTCCATGGTGGCCGTAGCCTCCGCTCCACCATACTGCACCGTGAATGCATCGCGGGCGATGTTGTCTTCGGTGAAATAGTCCAACCCACGCTGGGTTGTGATACGACGGCCCTTGAGGGTACCGGCTTCAACCTTGACGCGGACGAGTGACTCGCTGGCGCCGTAGCCCTTGGATGTCAACGTGATGACGTCGGCGGCCGATGCATTCTTCAGCGCCAGTGTGGACTGGGTGGCCGGGTTGACACGAATAGCCACCACTTGCGATGGGCCATTGGTTTCGCTCGACGGATCGAATGCGGCCATGACGGCGGTCAGCAGCTCACCAGAGACCAGCGCATCGCGGGCTTCTTGCGGGCTACCGAAGCGTAGCGCCGTCTTGGGCTTTCCGCCAGCGGAACGACCCAGAACAGCGACCACGTTACCAACGGTCAGGTTGGCATTGCGCATCGCGTCATCGTTGACGACCGACGCGGTGGTGGGGGATACGAGCAGGCGCCCGTTAAAAAATACAGCCATGTCGACCTCGCTTAAACGGGCTTGTTGATGAATGCGTCAAAGCGCGCGCGGAAATTCAGCGCAGTGTCTTTGATCTTTCCGTCCTTTTGCTCGACGTGCGCGAAGGCGCCGATGAGTTCAGGACGGGATACCGACTCAGAGAGACGGATGCAGAAGTCCGCGAGGGACAAGGACGGTTCAGCCGCTGTTGCGACTACCGGCAGTTCCGGGTTTTTTGGCTCAGCCATTGATGCTCCTTAAAGAAATTCCGCTCACGACGGGTGCCGCGCTGCGGCCGCTGACGCTGACGGGCGCCATGCAGGTGAATGTGTTGGAGACCTGGTACATTTGCGCCGGGTACTCGCCGTTGACGGCATCGATGTCTTGCTGCGACAGTCCGATTTCGAGCCATCCATAGCTGTCAAAAACAGGGAGGTTCGCGGCAACGATGCGGCGGATTGCCTTGCGCAGCTCAATGCGCTCATCGCTGTTGAGCGACCAGCCAACGATTGACAGGCGCACATCAGCGATCCAGCCTTCGGATTCTTCGCCGTCGAAGCCAATGCCGCTGAAGTCGCTGCTGGAGATCAACTCACCCAGCGCGCGGCCCGACGGGTCTTCGCCATCAAGGTGCAAGGTCACCAGCGGGAAGCGCAGGCCTTGCTCCATTTGCGGCGGCGCGGTGTAGACCTGGACGTAACCTAGTTCAGTCTGGAAATTGCCGCGCTGGCACTCGACCAGCAGGCCAGCTTCGAGACGTTCGCGCATCAGCGACAGAACGTCCGTGGAGTTGTCAGTGTAAATGGCAGCAGGTGTGCCGGAGTTCACCGGGCCAGCGGTCCACGTCGCGCCATTATCGGCGGTGTAGAACGGGCAGTAGAACCACATCACGGTGTTGGTGAGCGACGGCGCAGAGTCAACTACCACCGTGGCGTCGCCATCATAGGCAACCAGCGCCGATGCATCATCGTGGCCCGAGAACGTCCCGGAGCCCTTGCGCAAAATCTTCCAACGCGTGAATCCAACCGGCGGCTGTAAAAATAGCTGCAGGGCATTCCCGGCGAAGAGCGGCTGGATCATGCTGATCATGAAGCCAATTATGGGATCACGACGCGCGGGCGTGACGCCATACTGTTGCCATGAGCAAAATTAACTACTCAATTGAGCTGCCGCTGGCCGACAAGTTGGCGCTTGTGTCCGTCATCAAGGCGCAAGTGTTCCCAATGGTAAACCAGGCTGTTCATGCCATTGCAGAGGCAACAGCCATTGAATGGGAAAAGGCCGTCCGACGCGCGAAGTTGCGGGGTGCCGAAAAAGACGCGTACATCAAGACGATCTCATTCCGAATGCCGACTGACTTCAGCGCCGTGATTGAGAGCGACTACAAATACGTTCAAGACATCGAGACCGGCCGCCCCGCATACGACATGAAGAAGATGCTAGACACCAGCCGCAAGGTGCGTGTCAGCAAGGATGGCGCGCGCTACCTGATCATCCCGTTTCGCCACAACACGCCAGGCAATGACGCCAGCGCACCGGCGATGCCGAAGGCGGTCTACGCGCAGGCCAAGATGCTCTCCATGAGCACGATCACCGGTCACGGCCGCCGTGTGTCGGGCACCGGCGCATGGAGTTTGAAGACGCAGGCACCTGATACCGTGCGCCAGCGCAGCTACAACTGGGGCGACCGACTAATGGGGCCGGGAATCCCCAAGAACCAGCAGGGCATGGTGCGCATGAACACCGCCACCGGCGCGGGCAAGAAGTCATCGACGTTCCTGACGTTCCGCGTGATGTCGGAGAAATCACACGGCTGGATACGCGCCGCGCAACCCGGTCAGAACATCGCCAAGGGCGTGGCGGAGATGATGCAACCACGGGCGTCAGCGGCCATGGTTGAGGCGATTAAGAGGACGATGGGTTAGCGGCCGAACAGATCCCATTTACGGGCCACAACCTTCTTCGGCAGCCGCGCCCCTTGGTGCTCACCCCGGTCACTCAAGTACGCTCCGAAGATGAAATATTCATCGTATTTGTTACCAGTCAGCGAGTACACAAACCCCGGCGGCGGCTCACCACCGTTCGGCCAGGTCAGCGTCCCCGTGGCGCTCACCACCGGGATGCCGCCCTCCACAATCAGCCGCGTCGTAGGGTGCAGCCAGAACACGCGCTGAATATTCTGCACAGAAAACAGCAGCCGCTCAGTCGGCGCGCCATGCGTCATGGGCATGCTGAAAGTGTCGGTGCTGTTCTTCATCAGAATGCGGTCGAACTGGCCGGCGTTATACATGGCGCTTGCCTGCGGAATGCTCAGCACCATGTCGCCGGTCTCGTACTGGCCACTCTGCATCCATTCGGCGGTCACGCTCTGACTAGCGACCCCGGCCACCGTCGGCACGGCCGCCTCCCAAATGCGCCCCTTGCCAGCGCACAGTGCGTGCTTCGGGTCGGGCGCACCTGACGCCGGGCTGACGCAGGCGCAGGCATACGACCGTCGCCACTCAAGTTTCTGGCCGATGCCGCGCAGGAAGGAGTCGAATGCAGCCGGGTTGAGTTGCATTACATCACTCCCAAGCGGATGCCGTGGATGGCCGTCATAAGGCCACCATTGGAGCCCTTGCCGCCATTCAACACCCGGTCGATCGTGTCATAGTGCTTTTCCATGTCGGTGCTCATGGACTGCGATAGGCCGTCGGCGCTGATCGAGCCAGACTGCGGCAGGAAGGCGTCTTCGATGATTTTCAAAGCAGCCTTCTTCATGACGACGTCCAGCAGCTCGGGGTAGTCCGCGGCCGCATTGGCCAGGCCCGCCACGTAGGTGATCTGGATCGCCAGCGGGATGGTGCGGCCGCCCCCGACGGCCTGCATCACGAACGCATTCAAAGGCGCAATGAACGCCGTGCTGGACGGCACGAACTGGATGGTGCCGTACTTGCGGTCCATGCGCAGCCAGTCCAGCGGCAGGTCGTAATGCGACCCCGAGCCGCCCGGGTAGGCGAACCGGACCCGACTTACTGACTGAAGCGGCTTGTTGCGCAGCTTTGTCAAGCCCCACTTGTCGCCGGAGCCAAACGCACCGGGTTCGTAGTCATAGCCTGGGTCTATCGCCCATGGCATGCCATTGAGCGCAGCTATCTCGTCAGTGGTGGGCTCAAGCGGGAAGAACGTCGTGGCGCCCAGCGGTACGCGCAGGGTGTGGGCAATCTCCGACTCAGCGGCGCGCAGCTTGTCCCACAGGTAGTCGTCGGACAGGTCGATTGTCGGCATGGATGCCGTGGCGGCCATCATTAGGCGGTCGCGGCGCAACTTGGCAATGGCGACAAACCGGTTGGGGAACAGAGCGCTACCGGCCGACATCGCCAGCTTGACGTGCAGCAGGCAGATTTTCGAGTACCGCCGTCCTGCCGTCGTGGTGATCGTGTTTTCAATCGTGTACCAGGTGCCTGCCACACCGCCATCGATCCACACCGACGCGACAGCGCCCAAGAACGTGGCGTTGGTGAATGTCAGTCCAGCCTCAGCAGGCGTCCACGTTGACGCGGCAATGGCGTCGCCAGGCGTCTTCGCCAGCGCAGAGGACCAATCAAGCCCATAGTCGAGCTTTTCGCCCTGATATTGTTCCGCCATCAAGCCGATGTCGGATTCGGTG